CAAGAATCTTGCAAATATGGGTGATTTTGAACGCAATGTAACGCTAGCCATTTATGGAGACGACAACGTGATCAACCCATCTCAAAAGATTCTTCCGTACTTCAATCAACACACAATCACACAAGCAGCAGCAGACATTGGAATGACCTACACGGACGAACAAAAATCAGACGACCAGACGCAAATTCCATTAACCAGGCCACTTAAAGAAGTAACGCTCTTAAAGCGACACTTCGTCTATTCTCAAGACGAAGGCAGATGGGTTGGACCTCTCCAACTCAAAACAGTTTTAGATATACCAAATTGGTATCGAAATTCAAGCCCTGAACCTGTGGTTCTTCCACTCATCATTGAGTGCGTTTTGCGTGAGTTGAGTTTGCACTCTAGGGAGCAATTCTATTCTTGCAGAAGAGCAATCTTTGACGCAATGGTTGAAGCACATCTTCGTGTGCCAGCATTACCAGATTATGATAACCTCCGATACAGCATGTTAAATGGATACAAATCATATTTTGGACAGGATTAATTGACCAGCTTATCTAAAATGGCCCCCGCAAGGGGGCCGACGGCGTTTATCGTAGGGGACGCCTTATAAAGATCTTACGAACCAACAAACAACAGAAAGAGAATAGGGCTTCAAATTAATGAACGGTTACATTTTGAAGCAGCAAATCCCGAATCTTTTCCATGCGCAAGCATGAGTCGCAGATGGAGACATCTATAGTCAGTAGTGTGGCGACTATAAACAATAGGCTTATTGACCCGTTCCGTCTTGTAAGTAGATTAATACCCTACTTGCTACTGACGTTAAAATGATAGTATTGCTCAAAATAATATTGAATCTCAATCTAACCCAGCACCAGTACAATCAGAAGCACTTCTTGGAGACACATCGGTTTCTATTGAAGAGCAATCAGTTACAACATTTAAAGATGCAGTTGTTCCTGTGGAAGCAATTGCTTCCGTGGGACATGTGCCCGAAACTTCAGATGATCTTACATCGCTGAAGCGTTTTCT